CACGTGCGTCCGACCAGGCAGATCCATTCGCCGCCCCGCATGATGCGGCGGCAAAGGGGGCAGACGCCTTTGGTGCGGCGGGCCTTCATCACCCGCGACGCCGTAACCAAGAGGGGGCCGCCGTCACGCCTGCGTGATCGTCGTGGATTCGGGTGCGGTGATCTGCGCGGGCACATCCCACGTCGCGACCTGATCAAGGTCCAGTTTGCAGGTGTTGTCCCTGGTGGAGTACTCGGTCGCGACGACCTTGAAGATGGTGTCGTCGAGGATCCGGTTCGGGGCGGACGTGGTGCCGTGGGTGAAGTCGTGGCCCTGCCCGGACGGCGGCAGATCCGTGACCCGTGCCAGCTTCCCGGGCCGGATCATCCACGGGTTCAGCATCCGCCCGGCGCCCTCGTTGGAGTTCAGCCCGGCGTCGTAGAACAGGATCGGGCGGGCCACCGTCACCGAACCGGAGTTGGTGGACCGGGAGTTGTCCGACAGCCACGTCCCCGCGTCGCTGAACGCGGTGGTGTCGTCGGTGGCGGACTCACGCAGGATCGTCGTCGCGCGGAGCATGTTGGCGCGGCGGAGTTCCTGGCTGAGTTCGAGGTTCCAGTTCTGCTCGACGAACCGCAGGTCGGTGTCGGCGGTGTAGACGTACCAGACGTAGTTGTAGAGGTTTTCGCCGTCGGGTTTTTCGGTGAGCCCGTCCTTGGAGGAGATCTGGTATCCCCACGACGCGGGCCAGGTCCCCCATTCGAACCGGGCGCCCATTTGCGTGACGCCGGCCGAGCCGTCCACCGCGCCGTACGCCGATTCCCAGATCGCCCAGTACGCGTTGGACTGCGCGGTGGCGATCAGGTCGTTGAGGATGTCGGCGGCGGTGGCGCCGCCGAAGTAGGTGAGGTGGTAGATCTGCCGGGTCGAGGAGGTGTCGATGTAGGCGTCGTTCGGGCGCACCTGCATGATCACTTCTGGCCCCCAGTCGGAGGGGTTGAAGTGGGTGTTGAAGGCGCCGCACAGGAACCGTCCAACCACATCTTCGACGATTTGCGGAACGGTGACGTACTCGTTGGGGTAGTCGCTGGATGATGTCAGGTGCGTGCCGCTGCGGTTGACCCGCTGCACCTGCACGCTGGGTTTGATGATGTTGCCGCTGGCCTGGCCCCGCGTGATCGCCGTGGACGACGACATGTCCATGTCGATGGCGATGCGCTGCGCCGAGGTGGACGTAAACGAACTGGCGCCGGCGACCGGGTTGGCCTTGCGTGTTTTCGCCGCATTCCACGCCGTCAGGTCCACGTTGGTCTGCACGTTGGTGGCGCCACCGTCGTACACGTACACGGCGGTGCGGAACCGGCTCAGGTTCGCGGTCGTCCCCGACCCCGCGTAGGTGATGTCGAACCGGCCCATGAACAGGTCGCATTCCTCGCAGCGCTGCCACGTGAACAGGTCACCGTAGATGCCGAAGTAGGTGTCGTCCTGCGGGGAAATGATGATCTGCTTGCTGGAGTCGTCTCGGCTGAGCCCGAACACTTGGGCGAGGTCTTCCTCATAGATCCACGAATCGACTCCCGAGTCGATGTAGAACATGGGGCGTTTGATGTCGGATGCGGCGACCATGTTGCCGAGGCAGCCCAGCTCCCACGTGTCCACATCGCTCGCGCGGGCGGGGTCCTCGATGCGGCCCTCCCACGCGATTTCGGCGGTCTGCAAGTCCACGATCTGGATCTTGTTGAACAGGGCGACCATCCGGTTGAACCCGGTCAGGCCCGCGTCCCAGAACGCCATCGGCTCGGCGACTTGGAACACGTCCCCGGTGTTGGTGACGCCGGGCGACTGATCGAAGACAAGGTTGGTGAACCCGAACGCCGAGTTCTTCGCCTTCACGGCGAGGCGGGCACCGCCGAACCGGATCGCCCCGGTGACGTCGCTGTTGGCCATGGAGAAGTCGTCGTAGTCGACGTTCACCGGCAGGGTGTTGGTGTTGCCGGTCACCAGGTTCGAATGGGTGCCGACCTTCCCGGAGGAGAAGCTGCCGTCGCTCGCGACCAGCTGCCAGCCGGACGGCTCCGACCCGGACCACACCCGCACCCCGATCTCGGTGCCGGCGTTGTACACCTTGAAACTGAGCGCCGACCCGGCGGTGTAGCCGATGAAGTTCGACAGCGACGCCAGCGTCGTGAACGTCCCCGCGACCCGTTTCACGATCTCGACGTCGATGGTGCCGGCCGTGTCGTGCAGGAACTGCACCATGTAGAAGTTGTTGTCGTCGGTGTAGCGGAGCACGCACGCGGCGGAGATCGACCCGCCGGTCGCGGTGGCCGACACCTTGAACGTGCCTGACAGGACACAGTTCGCGATGCCGGAGCTGATGGTGGTGAACCGGCGCACGTTGACGCTATTCATCGCGACCCGGCCGACGCTGCCGGTGACGGAGTAGTCGGAGTTGGCGCCGCCAGAGTTCGCCCACGTCTGCCCGGAGGTGGCGGTGCCCCAGCTGTTGGACACCGACCGGGTGAAGGAGTCGGACACCGACAGGTCCGCCGCGGCGGCCTCGTACACCCAGCCGCGGGCCCCGACGTTGAATCCGGCGGCCTGCGAATCGGGCACCACGATGTAGTCGGGTGTGGCGCTGGTGCCGGACGCGAACCCGGTGGCGGTGACCACGTCGCGGGAGTCGAGCTGGTTGGGGCGGCGGATCGTCAGCGTGGCGGATGCGAACCCGCCCGGGATCACCGACCGGAAGGTGAGGTCGTCGACCCACGGCGTGATCCACTGGTCGTAGGAGGAGTCGACGTTGTAGATCCGCACACCGAGCGGCACCGGCAGGCTCACCGCGTCCACCCCACGGTCCGGCTGGCGGTCCGGTTCGCGGTCCGGTTCATGAGGTGGCCACCTCACGCCACCGCGGCCAGTACGACACGTCCACCGTGCGAGTGTCGGTGATCGCCCCCGATTTGAGCATGTGCCACCGGTTCGTGACCCCCGGCACCAGGTACGGCAGCCCGCCGATGCGGGGCACCAGCCCCCCGTTGTTGTCGATCGTGCGGGTCGAGCCGAACGGTGTCGTCCCGGACGCCATCCCGTAGGTGGCGTCGTTCGGGCCGTCGAGGCACACGTAGCCGGAGGAGATCCCGGCGACCTGGGACACGGCGCACAGACGCTCATCGGCGGGCAGCAGATACACGTAGTCCATCTGCAGGTTCCCGGAGCCGGTGTTGCGGATCGCCTGCACCGAGAACGTCTTCGTGGCGTACGCGGCGGCCAGACCCGAATAGCCGACGTACTGCGGCACCGGCTGTGGCGGCGGCGTCTCGATGACCCCCAGGTCCACGAGGACCGCGGTGGTGGTGAGGTCGACGGTGACCTTTCTGGCGGGCACGGTGTCCGGCCCGGCCGGTGCCTGCACGACCCGCAGGGTGGTGTTCTGGGTGGCGGACGCGCTGCACCGCAGGATCACCCGGTAGCGGCCCCGCAGCGCGGTGGCGTCGCTGCTGGTCGGCAAGGTCAGGGTGGTGCGGTCGATGAGGGTGTTGGTGCCGAACGTGCACACGGCGCCGTTGCCGCCGGAAAACCCGGTCACCGCCGAGGAGGTGGTGTTGGTGCCGAGCGTCCCGGATTCGGCCTGCGCGAACAAGGTCAGCGAGGTGGGGTTCCCGAACGCTTTGGTGCCGAGCCAGATCAGCCCGTTCGCGCCCAGGTCGGAGATCCGCATGAACGCCGGTGTCGGGGAGTCCCCGACGATGCCGGTGATGTCCCAGAACTGCTTGTTGGTTCCGGACGCCGGGTCGTTGGTGATGGTGACCTGGGTCAGGTCGCGGCGGATCCCGATGGCGAACGGCTCGGCGAGGACCTCGCAGTCGATCTGCCACGCCTGCCCGGGAATGAACTGCTTGTCGAGGTCGAAGGTGTCGGAGCGTAGCGTCCGGAAGTACACCGGGTACGAACTGGACGTCGCCTGATACATGATCAGGTTGGTGGGTTTGTTGAGCTCCGCTTCGAGGTTCTTCAGCTGGCTGTTCCGGGCGTCCTCCGATGCCCCGTACAGGTGAAGCGAGAACTTCAGGGTCCGCAGGTCGTAGGACGCCGCGGTCAGATACCCGCCGTCGATCATCTGGTTCCCGACGATGGAGCGGCGAAGGTCCGGGGGGGACACGTCGAGGCCCTCGCGGAGCGTCTTCCACACGGTGCCGTCGTTCAGGTCCAGCAGGGTGGCCGGGGTGGTCACGGGGGTGTCCACGAACTTCCACGTCGAAGGCATCAGCCGGTACGCCTCCGCTGCTGGGTGGTGCGGCCGTTCTCGCGGGACACGATCTGCCCCACGGTCTGCTTGTCCATCTCCACGGTGAGCCCGGACCGTTTGAACGCGGCCAGCACCGCGGCGCCGAGCCGCTCATAGTCGATGCCGGTGGTCGCCGATCCGGCGACTGCGGACGCGCCGGCGGGGGCGGCGCCGGCCGGGGCACCGGCCATCGCAGGGGTTGCCATGGTCGGGATGGCGGCGTGCGCGAGGGTGGCGGCCGCGCCGGCGATCGTCTTCTGGGTGGCGAGCATGCCGACCGCCAGTCCCTCTCCAACGAACGTGCCGAGCTTGGCCATGACGCGGGACGGGGAACCGATCCCCAGCACTTTGCGCACCGGACCCGGGATGATCGACTTGACGAGGTTCCCGATCTGCCGGGCGATCCACGACGCCAGCGAGACGATCCCGTTCCACAGGCCGATGACGATGTTCTTGCCGGCGTTGTACAGCCAGGACCCGGCGTTCTTGAACACGCCGATGACGCCGTTTCCGAGGCTTGCGACCCGGCCGCCGATCCAGCCGAAGAGACTGCCGATGCCGTTTCCGAGCCCGGTGACGATGTTCTTGCCTGCGTTCAAGAGCCAGCCGATGGCGCCGGAGAACACGCCGATGATCTGGCTGCGGAACTTGACGAACAGGGCGATCGCCAGGGTGATGGGCCCGCCGAGGATGGACAGCAGCAGCGGCCAGTTCGCCTTGACGAAAGCGATCACCGCGTTGATGGCGCCCATCACCAGGTTCTTGATCACAGTGAACGCCGTACTGACGGCGGCCTTGATGGCGTCAAAATGCTGGACCGCGAGGAACACGGCGGCGGCGAGCGCGGCGAGCGCGACAACGACCAGGGTGATCGGGTTGGCCAGCAGCACCGCGTTCAGGAGGGCCTGCACGACCGTCCAAACCTTAATGACGGCGACGATGGCGACGATGAACGGGAGCAGGGGCGCCAGGAAGGTGAGCACTTGCCCGAGGATCGGCACCAGCGGCGTGACCGCCTGCACCAGCGCTACGGCGGCACCCACGATGATGTTGATCTGCGGGGCGAGAGCCGTCAGCACCTGCACGAGCACGGGCGCGAGCGTGAGCGCCAGCTGCGCCAGCGGCGGGATCAGCTGCGCGAACGGCCCGATGAGTGGCGCGGCCGCGACCAGGATCTGGCCGAGCGCGGCGGCGATCTGCGGCAGGTACGGCGCGAGCGCGGTCAGCGCGGCCAGCAGCGTCTCTCCGAGGATGTCGACGACCTTGGCGAGCGGTCCCGCTAGCGCGGTGACGGCCTGCCCGATCACAGGCCCAAGAACCTGAAGGATCGGCACGAGGACGGCGGCGAGGACCCGGGCGAGGCCGCTGATTGCGGGAAGGATCGCCGTCAGCACAGGCATCAACCCGGCCAGCAGCGCCGAGATGACGGGTTGCAGCGCGGTGACGATCGCGGCGAGCGCGGCGAGTACCGGGCCGATGGCGTGCGCCCCGAACGTCACGAACGCGGCGATCACGGGGCCGAGCGCGACCAGGATCTGCCCCAGCCCGCCCAGCAGCGTGGAGAACAGGTGCCCGCCGCTGGCCTGCAACGCGGCGATGACAGGCATCAGGGTTTGCGCTAGGGCGTGCCCGAACTGGCCGAGCGCCCCGGCGAGATCCAGCAGCATCGGCTTCACGGCGTTCGCGAAGCCCTGGAACGTGGCAGACAGTTGGATCACCAGGGCGGATATGCCCTTGGTGAGCGGCACGACGGTCGGGGCAAGCGTCGTGAACACCTGCCCAAGCACCGGGGCGAGCGCGGCGAACGTCTGCCGGATCTGAGCCGACACGGCAAGCAGCGGTTTCACGAAGGGCTGCGCGAGGCCGGCCGCCTGTTGCTTGATGCCGTCGAACGTCGTTTTGAACGATGCCTGCACCTGCTTGTTCTGCGCGGCGATGGCGATGCCCAAGCCGAGGAACGCCGCGCCCGTGGCGGCGGCACCCGCGGCGGCGGCCGCGCCTACCCCCGCGGCGATGACGCCGAGGCCCGCCATCGCCGCGCCCACCTTGCCGACAGCCACGGTCGAGCGGGTGAAACTGTTCGACATGAGCGCGTTCGCGGCGTTGATCTGGTCGAACCCCCGCGTCGCCTTGTTCAGGGACTTGGTCACCGCTGTTGCGGCCGCAGCGGTTTTCAGCAGCTCCCGCTGCGTCTTTCCGAGTTCCCGGTCCAGCCCGCCAGTGCTCGCCCCGATCCGGATGATCAGGTTACGGATCGTCGCCAAGTTCGACCCCCTGGTCCCAGTCGGGCATGAACTTGGTGATCGGGATCGGTTTCTTCTTCGGGTCGCGGTTGGTGTTCGCGATGGTTTGGCAGATCATCGCGGCGAGGAAGTCGAGGCGCTGTGGACCGAGCCTCCCGTGGACCTGCTCGAACGCCATCCACGCGGACAGTTCCCGGGAGTCGATGCGGCGCAGCAGGTCACCGACGGTGCAGCCCAGAGCGAGCGCTAGCCGGTGGCGGAATCCTCGGTCTGGGTCTCGCCGAAATCCGCGACGAGTTCCTTGACGTCCTCCTCCGACAGGCCGCACATCTCCGACGCCTTGTCGTACAGGCGGGACAGCACGGCGGCGTTCTTCTCGCCGAGCTTCATGACCTGCGACGGCTGGAACAGCGGCAGCCCGTCGGAGTCGACGGCGCACAGCGCGACAAGACGGGCACGGACGTTCCGCAGGTTGACGGTGGCGTCCTTGCCTTTGCCCTTCAACGATTTGGCTTCGAAGTCGTCGCGTTCCGCCCCGCTCAGGCTGCGGAGACGCACGTCGCCTCCCCATTCGGGGCACGGCACCACCTCGAACCGCCGGTCGTCGGCGGTGAGGATCTGATCAGCGGTGAGTATGGCCATGCTGCGGGTTCCCCGTCTGTGTCGGATGTAGGAGTAGATGAGACCGGCTGCGGCGATGGTGAACAGCCCGACGGTGATCCACCGGACGAGCGGCAGCGCGGTCTTGGGATGCGTGAACGCCGCGTCCAGCGCCGAGCTGAGCAGGAGGCCGGCCAGCAGCCCGCGTTCGAACGGGTCGAGGCGGCGGCGTCTCCTCACGGCGTCACGGAATGGTGACGTCCACGGCCGGCTCGGAGGTGATGGCGTACTGGAACTCGATCGTCGCCGGGTCGTCGCCATCCACCGACCGGGCCTTACCGACCGAAGAGACCCGGACGGGGAACACGTCCATGAGCCGGCCCGCGACATCGCCGCCGTCCAGCCACACCACGAACCCGTTGGTGTCCCGCGTCATGAGGCTGCGCGCGTCGGTGCCGGTCGTGTCCGCGTACATCGTCAACGACGAGTCCTCGGCCTTCGTGCGGCCCGGGATCGTGGAGGTGAACCGGGTATCCATGTCCGGCGCCTCGACCTGGTCCGAGGTGACCAGCCACCCGTCGTTGGCCTGCAACTGGCTCGTCAGGTCCGTGCCCGCGTTCAACTCCAGGCGGGTCGGCGCCGACTTGCTGGCGATGCTGACCACCCAGTACACCTTCGTGGTGCCCGGGTTGATGTACCGGGTCGACGCGGAAATGGCAGGAGCCGCCATTACCCCTCACTCTCCTTGCTCGCACTCGCGCGCCGACGCCGCGGCTGCTGGGTCTGCTGTGACGACGAATCCCCGGACTCAGCCGGGGACCCTTCTTGCTGCTCGGTGAGTTGGCGCGTCACGTACGCGGGCCACACCTGCCCGCATCTCGGGCACGTCGGCGGCGGCTCACCCTCAGCCGGAACCCAGCCCGACTGGGCCAGATGCCCGACCGCCGAATCGGGAACCTTGATGACCGCGTCCAGATCCGGGTGCCGCAACCTGGCCATCACGCGGACGCCCCGATCACGACGATGTCGTAGGTCACGGACGTGCCTGCGCCGCTGTTGACGATGTCGAGGAGGTCACCCGTGCCGCCGGTCACCGCCACACCCGTCGAGTCCGGCGCCATCCACAGGAACAGCCCGCCAGGCCGCACCGGGATCCCGTCGCCCGCGGCGAGGAACAGCGGCGCACCGTTGCTGGCGGGGCGGGTCACGTTCACGTTGTTCGTGTTCGCCGTAGCCGCGTACACGAGCACACCCTTGATGCGGGCGAAGGTGAGGGTCGCGCCGAACGGGTCGGTCAACGAGCCGGCCAGGTCGAGGGAGTCGGTGCTGCTCGCCGCGATGGTCCGCTGGTCGTTCCACTGCTTGTCGGCCTGGCTGGCGCCTGTGCCGGAGGCCCAGACGTAGTCGCGCCGGTAGGCCAGCGGCACCGATGCTGTCGCCAGGTCGAGGGCGCTGGTCAGCGTCGCCGCCAGGTCGAGAGAAAGCCGCGTGCTCAGCGCCATCCGGCGCTCCCTTCACTTAGTGATCAGCGGAACCCGTACTTATGGGCGACCCGGTCAACGACGTCGTCCACGTCGGCGACAACCTTGTCCTCGTAGGCGTCCACGGCGGGCCGCAGGAACGGTCTGGCGGCCTGGGTGTACCAGTGCGACCGGTCGCCGAACAGGGGGTGCCGGAAACTGCCCGGCTTGCCTTTGTTCTCATACAGCGGGGCGTGCGGGGCCTTCTTACCGCTTACCGCTATCGCAACGCCTGGGTGCCTTGTCGACAGGCTGGTCTGGATGCGGGTCGCCTTGGGGATACGTGTCGACCACGACGCGTTCCGCCGGGCCCGGTTCAAGATCGGCTGTGCCGTCTTACGCATCTGCGGGCGGAGCTCCCGGGAAAGTTCTTTGGGTATGTCCCCCAGGTCCCCGCCGAGCTCCCTGAGCTGAAGCGCGAAATGCCGGATGTCGCGATCACCGGGCACAGCGCGCCTCCCAGACCATCATGTTGTGCTGGCGAGGACTGCGACGGTGAACCGCACGGTCGCGACCGCGCCGTCGGTGGTGTGCGACTGCCCCAGATTCGTCGACGACACCCTGGCCCGCATCACCACACCACCCAGCGTCTGATCGCGCGCCAACTCCGCCGCCAGCAGATCCACCAACTGATACGCCCGGTCCCGGACCGCCTTCATGTCGGTTTTGCGGCCCCTCCACGACGACGCCAGATTGGTGATGTCGTAGCGTTCGGTGTCCGGGGACGCCGCCATCTGCTCGTCCGTGCGGGTGTCGGTGACGACGAAGTCGTCCTCGGGTGAGTAGGCGATGGCGAGGGCGTCGTCGGTGACCTCGGAGTCCCGCACCGGGCCCCCGTCGAACACCTTCACGGCGTCCGGCCCGTCCTGCGGCAGCAGCGTCCGCGCCAGCGCCACCAGCTTGTCGATTGCCGCCGGGGCGGTGGAGATTTCGCTAGCCAACGAGGACCTCGTCGCCGTACATGCCGCGGCCCAACCCCAGCAGCTCCCGCACCCTGATCGGCAACGCGAACGCCGCGCCCGGCATCACCGGCATGTCGTTGTCGGTCAGCGGCGGCCGGCCGCCCGCGTCGTTGAGCTGGCTGGCGCGCCACAAATGCCCGGCGAGTTCCTTACCGGCGAGCGTGATGTTCGGCGGCACCGGGGACCGGCCGGCGCGGTAGGTGACACGGACGGGGCCGAAGACCCCGGCGGTCAAGGACAGCAGACCGGCGGGCCCGTCCAGCACCCATCCCGCCACGCCCGCCGCCAGGTCGGCTGCCGATACCGCCGACAGGCCGGGTAGCCGCTCAACGGAGACGACCTCGATGACGGGACTTTCCTTCAGGACGAGCCTGCCGCGCCCGGTCAGGTCCTCGGTGACCGTGACCGGGGACACGTGCCCGATCCGGTCCCGGATCATCCGGCATGCGGGCCGGACCCAGTCGGCGAGTTCGTCGCCCTGGGGGCGTTTCAGGAACGTGTTGACGTCGGCGAGGCTGATGAACGCGTCCGGGTCGGACGGCTCCACCGTGAACGCGTCGGTGAACACCGCGGCATTGTCGCCGGTCGCGACCCAGCGGACCCCGTGCCGGCCTGCCTGGACGGCCGAGTAGTCGTAGTCGTAGACGCCGGTGTCGGTCGGCGTGATCGCAGCCGAAACAGCCGAGGTGCCGTCCGGCAGTGTGATGGTGACCTTGACCTCTCCGGCGTCCGCGGGGACACCGTCGCCGTCGGTGATGGTGACGGACAGGGGCACGATGTCGCCAAGGTCGAACGGCATCAGCCACCTCCTATGTTGGCGGCTGCCCGCTCACGCGGCCGCATCGCCGTCCCCTGCCTGCCCCGTCCGGACGCGGCGGCGGCGGGGCGGAGGCGGCCGGATAGCCGCGTGGTGGGCCGGGCGGCTCCGGATGCGTCCGGGCCGTGCCGGGTGCGGAGTGAGATGCGTCCCGCTGTCGGCGTGGTGTCGGTCACCTCTGGCGCAGGGACCGTGACCGATGCGGTCACCGCAGCGGGGGTGACGGTCGCCCCGGCCGACACCGTCACGGCAGGTGCCGCCGCGGACGCCGCTACGGTGTTGGCCGTGGCCGTCGACCCGGCCGCGACGTCAGGTGGTGGCGCGGCGGCGCCGGCAGCGCAGACCTGCGGGGCCGCCGCCGCCCCGGTGGAAAGACCGGCCGCCGGCATGACGGCCGTGGCGGTGATCAGGCCCGCCGGAACCTCGGCGATGGAGCCCGCCGTGACCGTCGGGGCGGGCAGGTCCGCCGACCCCTGCACCGTGCCGGGCGCCGCGGCGGCGCCCGCGGACAGGGCCGGGCCGGGGACGCCTGCTGTGGCGGCGATGGTCGCCGCCGGGACGGTGGTGTTGCCGGCCGCGGATACCGTCGGGGCCGGCACGGTCGCCGCTGCGTCGGTGGCGGCGGGTTCGGTGGTGCTGCCCGCGGACGGGGCCGGAGG